ATACGCTGAGTCTAGGCGCGCTAGAGCGCGCTCTGCGGCGGCCGCAAGGCGTTGGTCGACAGTACTTGAATTACGTACAGGTACTGGCGTTTCAGCGGGGTTTTCTATTACTGCGGCATAAAGGCGAATTCTTGAGACAACAGATGCCACGAGGTTAAAAGCGTACTTGATTTCGCCAATTGCGTCGTAGTACTCCCAGGCTTCTGATTGCCATGCGGAAGACGGTGCCTGGCGGCGCATCTTGAATTGCTCAGCTTCGCCTTTATCATTGAGACGGATCTGAGTTGCGGCCGCGGTAATCGTTCGTGGTGTCCCGTAGGTTGCCGCCTGCGCGGGAGTCAGACCTGAAAAGTACGTAAGTGGCGACGAGGCTGTGCTCTGTCGTGCTGTACTTGATTGCTCTCGGCGAAAAACGCCCATCTAAAACTCCTCGTCGCTAGAACGGAACTAGTCGGTCAGTATTGACTAATGCGGCTCAATAATCCTGCTGCACCAGACAAGGCAAATATACCCCAAATGGTGATGGCAGGTGTTGGAGCTATTTTATACACAGTCAGAACAAGTGATGATACCCAAATGCTGGTACACCAGTCACAAGTAATCAAATAGCCAACGCCGCCATTGTGTGGTGGGTACTTTTTCCAGATTTTTTCGCGGATTTTTGAGACAATCTCATCAGTTGTGATTAGTCTTGTGATGCGAAACACGGCAAGAGTTAAAATAATGCCGTCTAAAAAGCTAAATATCATTGTGTAGGGTCTTTCATTGAGTAAAGTGTCTTGTATGGATTCCACGCTCTCAACATGCTTCCGCAGCCGCAGCCACTATCCTTGCGGAACGCAAGTGCTTTTCCGTTGACTGTGATCAGGCGCGTGGTGCCTTTCTTGTCGAGAAGAAGCGTGTCAGGAAGATACTTCTCTCGAAAGATCAGCATTGGGCCGTTCGATCCGTCCGCGGCAACCATGATCATGTCTTCAGTAAGAACAATGCGGACAGGCTCAACTCGGCGCGAGTGCTCAAAACGCTTAATGTCCGTAACCTGGAGCTCTGCGTAAATGTCACGTGACACGAGGTTAGGTGCTGTGACAAGTGCCTGTGCTGGAAACAGGTCATATATAATCTTCATAGCTTTACTCTACTTACCTAGCCTGCGGGCCATTGCTCGGTACGTGACGCCTGCCGCGGCGGCAAGCTCAGAGATCGCAACGCCTCTCGAGTACGCTTTGTGAGCGATACTCGTTAGCTCGTCGTTTGCGGAGGCATAGACGCCGTTCGGATTTGCGCGAGCTCTATAGCGACGAGCCAATGGCGCGATCTTATTGATTCGAGCCTTTTCTGTTGCCAGAAGAGCTGGAGAAGAGGGAGTGTATACTCGTCGTTCTCTTTTTGGCCTTGACGTAGTGCTATTTTCCGCGGCGGCTATTAATGAATTCGAAGAAGAGGAGGAAGGAAAAGGGATAGTTCTTGAGGGAGTGATTGTGTGTGGTCGGGACAGCCATGTGTGGACGGTTGAACGTGGCCTGGGAGGGTCAAAGGCATTCGCAATGGCTGTCACAGACCAACCCACACTGTGAAGCTCTTGCGCTCGAGCATAGAGCTCTTCATTCATCAGGACGCGCAGAAAATCACACTCTGCGGCGGGAAGGTTCACTATCTGCCTCGGCACAGGCTTACTGTATCATCAGTGCAGCGGAAAAATGTGAACGATACACGTGAAATTGTACCTTGCCGTTAGAACTACTTTGGGGATTGTACGAAACGGAGGAATTAGTACATTATGGTAAGTGGGTTTGGCCTGCGAGACGCCAGTCGCCTATTTTCGGGCCGTGTTCAAGTGTTTCGGGCTTTTGTTTAGAAAAGTTACTTGCATTTCGCTTTCGACTATCTGCGCGTGAATTTTTTTGCAGGAAGACGCGTTGTATGCATGTCAAGACGTCTATGTCTATGTGAGATACAAGGTGTCAACTAATGTGTGCGTGTGTGCACGTGTGCGTGCGTGTGCGCGTGTGACAGGCGCGTGTGACAGGCACGTGTCAAGGACGTAGGCCATGAGAACACAGGGCCAGAAAAAAACTTTGCGAAATGATGTACGAAAGCAGAATCAGTTGATATAATGAATTCATCAAGCCAAGGCAGCCTGCCTAGGTAATGATGAAAGGACAAATACAATGAACACACCAACAGTCACAATGAAAGGCGCAGTCATCGCGGCCTACGCCCAAGGAAATCGCGTGGTGATTTGGATGTCATCACCTACTGGTGACTCATCAGACTCATTCCAATACAACCTTCCATGTGTAAACGAATCACAGGCAGAGGTCATCGCTCAGATGTGGAAGAACGCCTGGGGATTGAACGCCTAAGCGATAAACGAAAAGGGCACCTTCCGAATGGGAGGTGCCTTTTTCTATGTCCCGCATACCGCATACCGCATATGTAGCTGTGTGTCAATGTATGCGTTCGACGTATATGTATATATGGTTACCCGCATAGGGGTCTCACCGCACTACGCCACTATGTGTACGTTCTCATCGCCATCGAAGAGTGCTACCAATGTGGCCGCGTTCATAGTACCCGCACCTTCAATCCCGTGTGCCTTTTGGAAGGAAGCTACAGCGTCCTTTGTGAGGTCACCGTACCAACCGTCCTTATCGCCTACCGCATTGGTGTAGCCTCGCTCGACAAGACGACGTTGCACGTGATGTACACTCAAAGACTTGCGCGCATACATGTTCTTGTACACACACTGAGAGAGCAAGACATCGTCTACCGCATTGCCACTTACCGCAGCGTTTTTCGCAGCAGGAGCAGCGTCAGTAGCTGGAGCAGGAGTAGGTACAGGTGCAGGTGCAGGCTGTTGCTTGACAGGCTGATCTTCGATAATTGGTGTTTCCTCAACAGCAGACTCATCTACGTTGATTGGTGTTTCAGACTCATTCTCATTCATTGTTGTCTCCTTGTAGTGGTTACCCGCATCATCTTACCGTGGTATAAACACACGCGATGTTCCTCCACCGTTATTACCTCTGAATGGAGGAAGACGTCTTGCTGCGAGAGAGCGAGCAGTAATTGTGCCACCTACGAATCCTGGTGGTGGCTTGATAAGCAGCGCAGTGAGCGCGTGAACGAGAGCGTCTACTCTGTCAGGCGACTTACCTTCGCCTGGAATCCAAGCGCACATCTGAGATTCAAGGTCTCCAAGGTAGCCAATGTGATGCACACGATTCTGTTCATACGCCAGTGTGATGGGCTCAGCGCGTAGCGCTTTACCGTACTTCGAATGTACTTCAAGAACCTTGACATTTGGGTCGATCGTGTTGATCGCATTGCGTACGAGTGCACCGCCTTGGTTAACTTCAGCGACGACAGGGCATGAGTATTTCCGCGCCATCTCAACGACCTTGTTTGCCCACTGCTCTGGCGATCCATGAATTGATGCATCTTCAAGCACCCAAGCGTGTCGTTTATACAGGTCGCGTTCGCCTGTAGACGCACAAACGACGATACCGCATTCGTCGCGTGGATTCTCAGCGACAGATGGGTCGACACCGATTACGCGCAACGGAGTGTTCGATGGAAATCCTGTTTCGCGACTGCGTTCGATCAATTCAATTACCCAAAGGGCACCTTCGACGTCTGACAACATTTCGCCATACAGCTCTTGCGCTGCTAGGCGCGTACCCGCATATACTCCTGTAATTGCTTCAAGGTACGCGTTTGATAGGTTGCCTGCGTTATCGAGAGTCGATCCTCGTGAAATAACGACGCGGCCAGTCTTATCCGCTTCAGCAAGTAATGAATAGAGAACAGGTACGCGCTTTGGCGTCGTTGTGCAGATGATTTGTGGTGATTTACCAAGACGTGTTGCCACACGAAGGTTGTCCCACGACGTCATGCCAGCAGCGTCAGGTGTTTGACGCCATGCCGCGATTTCGTCAGCCCAAGCGTAATGGAATTGAGGACCACGAAGACCATCAGGTTCGTCAGCAGTAAAGCATGTTGCTGTATTTCCATTTGGCCACGTCAAACGACGTTTCGATGGTTCGTACAGCGGCTTCTCACTTGGAGGTGATACGCTGATGATTCCTGATTCACCTTCGACGATAACGTCACGTACGTCAGCTGCAGTACGCGCAACCAACGCAAATCTCAATTGGCCACGATCGGTACGTTTCGCCATGTCGCGTACCCATTCAGCCGCACTTCTTGTTTTACCGGCACCACGTCCAGCAAGGTACAACCACACAGCCCAATCGTCATTCGCGGGAGGGAGTTGTTCTGGTCGAGCCCATGCCTTCCAGTCCCATACGAGTTGATCCATATCAAGCCCATCGAGCACAGCGCGACGTTCTTCCTCTGACAGCATTGCCAGGTGTTCCATCATGCTTTTACCCATGATTGAACTATACCACTATTATTTTCGCCTACTGAGTGATTCGACGTCAATAAACGCCCAATGAGGAATTATTGTGCCTTCGTATCGCTTGATCAGTTCGATGTTCGCTTTTTCGACGTCGCCTGTACAGTATTCTTCAGCGATTGCGCGCGTTGTTTGCTTTTCAGCGGCAATAACGACAAGGCCTCCATTTTCACATTCGAAGCCTGGGTCATGGTCACTTGTCAACGGATTGGCACCGAAGAGTGAAGACACAGTGAATACGGCTGGTGCGATGAGCAGCGCCTTTGTCAGTCGGCTCACGCGTTCGACGTGAAATACGCGTCGATGATCGATCCGGCACCTGTCCACATGACGTCAGGATCACAGTCAGGTTTGATCAACGGCATGATCATACCTCGTGCACCCAATTCGGCGCCTTCGCCTATCAACCATGTACGCGCATCGTCAAGTGATGAAAACGGACCAAACGTGACAGTGTCAGTTGCTCGTGTGTGTATCACGATCCAGCCTGATACCGCATTGAGTACTTTTTGATTATTCATGACTGTTACACCTCATTTGATCACTCCGTTTTCGTCTGGCATGAGTTGACCGTTCACCCAATTACGCGGAAGTTCATACCCACAAGCCTGACAGATAAACCAACCATCTGGTCCATCACCTTTTGTGACTTCAGCCTTCGCGCAACCCCAACACGTAATCGGGCGTTGCAGTCGATCCTTGCGTTCGCGGTATCCTGTGTCGTGTTGTTCGATGACGTGACTCATGTGGTCATGCATTTTGATGAAACGCTCACCACAATACGCGCATTCGTATTTCGTCTTGTCTTTAGGCACAGTTAGGCGTAAAGACCACGGCCAAGCGCGTCATCATCAGTGACGTCGAGCATCGCAGCCCACACTGAACCACATGCTGCCGCAAAGTCACGGCCACGCACTGACTTGACTTGATCCTTGAAGTTGGGATAATTGAGATCATCGACGTGAGCCTGAAGGAAATCAGAAAACTGTTCCTTCGTTGCATGTACACGGTACGGATAGTCACGGCCATCGACCTGGGTGACTTCTTGATTGGTAAATTCTGCCAGTAGTGCTAGTGAGCGCTTGTCGCGAGCTCGAACTGTAAGCTTGCCTGGTACTTCTTTGTTGTCGACGGCACTAATAAAGCCGTCTTGTGTGAAAATCCACATGTTGTCATTTTGTCTTTCTGTTGGGGGGTTTGTTGTTTTTGACTAGGACTAGTCGTTGTCCCAGTCCTCGTACTCATCGTCACCAAGTAGGTCACGTAAGTATCGCTCGTTTGCGTCGGCATCGAGCTTGGCTACACGACGTAGTTCGCGGCGATCGTCTTCAATCGTCTTCGACTCGTCGTTGATACGAAGATGTTCGATGTTACTCATTGTCGAAGCTGATTCCTTCTGGAATCTCATCAATTGAGATTTGCTCGACCTTCGCGTTACCGTACTCTTCACGCATGAATCGTGCGTATGATTGGCGCGATGCCTCGTTGACGTACGCCACGAGCGGAGTGCCTTTATCATCGATGACTGTCACTTTATAGACAGCGCCTTCGTTAGTTTGTTCAGCCATTTTTGTTTCCTCGTAATATTCCTAATGTATAGGTAGATAGTAACACCGTACCGTGAACGGTTTCCAAGACGGACACGTCGCGCGCCGGTTTAGGAGCTTGCGAGGCCATTGCCTTTGCGTAGCCGCTGGCACTCTCCTTAGGGAGGTGCGCCGGACTGCCGGGGCCGTTATCACTAAACCCTATTCAGTACGGGTTTACTACCCATACGTTGCTGGTGCCAGCAGTATTCATTTGGCACCAACGACGCTGGAGTACTATACTATACATTCCCGAGTTTTTACGCCTTCGGGGCTAAAATTGCCATAACCAAGGCAAAAATGCCTAAAGATTGCACAGTTTCGGAGCTTGATCCGGCAATTCCCGCAATTACAGTGCAAATTGCCATGATAACCGCGATAATCGACGTCCAGACAAGATCTTTAAGCCGTGAAAACCAGTTAGGCACGTTGCGATTAGCCTTCGGAAGACTTGCGGGTACGACCCTTAAGACGATCGGACGAGCTGCGGATCGTGGTGCCGTTGGTTGTAAGAAGCTTACGAACCTGCGCGTAGGTCATACCGTGCGCGCGAGCAACTTCGATGACGGACTGTCCGGACGTATATAGTTCACCGGCCATTTGTGGGGTCAATTCGGTCGACATTGTGTGTCTTACCTTTCTGTCTTTTTGTGCTTGTTTTACTGGTTCGTGTTCTGGTTCTTCCAAAACACGCCGTGCTCGCTCAATGAGAGAGCGCGATTCTTCGAGCAGCGCGTGGCTGTCGGCGATTGTGTACGAAGTGTTTATCAAGTCGTCATTCTTCATTTCTACTTACTATACTTGTTGCTCTCAACAAAGTAAACGTTAGACTAAAAATTTTTTTGATGGTTGTGCGGATATACCGTACCGAGAAGCGTCGTAAGTTGTTGAGCTTGTTCCTTACTGCGGCGCCTACCTCTATAGTGCTCTACCGCAAACATGACCATGAACGCTCCGGTCGCCACTGCTGTAAGTGCGACGATAAGTCTTCGCACAAGTGCGCTCATAGCGGCGCCATTGTTACTGACTTCTTGGGGTGCTTTTCTGGGTTCGTGCAGATTGGAGGATACTTCAACGCTACTTGAGTCGTCATCTTATTGCCGCACTCCGGGCACTTCCATTTTACTGTTGCTTGCTTTTGTTCTTGTTGTTGATCTTGCACTGCGGTTCACCATGAGTATTAGTAGTTATGTTCTCGAACATTACTACGTCTCTCACCGGTACGACGACACGAATCAGGCATTTACTTCGTCTACAGTGACCGCAAGGAGCTTTTTGTTCTTTGCACGACGGCGCTCATTTGCTGTCATTCCGCCCCATACCCCGAATTCGTGATGAGTCATCGCGTGGTCGAGGCACTTTAACCGTACTACGCACGTTGAGCAGACCTCTTTGGCTTTACGAACGACAGTGCTCATATTGTCACTGAAGAACAGATCTGACTTGCCTACGCAAGCGGCATAGTCTCTCCATGAAAGGTCGATTTGTTGGTTTGTTGTCATTTGTCTTTCCTGACGTTGTAGCGCTTTATCGCGCTGATTGGCTGAGAATGTGAAACGGCGGACCTGATCCAATATCAAGTTTAGCCGCAATATGTAGTGAGTCGCGAATAAGCTTCTGGACGTCTGACATGTTTAGGTTTGAAATTTCGCCACCTGACTTTGTGTACATCGCACCGATTGCATAGTCGCCTCCACTGCCGAATGAGTATATGCCAGTCATATCACGTACCCAGGCGTAGTCCTCGTCAATTTCATAGATCTGACCATTCACGATCGCGAGTACCGTTGATCCGTGTTGGGCCTGTTCCTTTGACTCCTTCACCGCGTATCCGTGATCCTCAAAACACTCACGCAGCGCTGGAACAAACTTACTTGTCATGAATCGATCAAGCCGTATGCCTGTCAAGTCGAGCGCCTTTGGTGGCTGGAACGCGTACGCCAAAATGTTGATGGCTCTCACGTCTCCAGCGGCACCAAGTAGGTACTGACCGTTCTTGACGACCTTGGCCGATCCTCTCCCGAGTGTGTATGATCGACCACCTTCTTCAGTCACACGAGAGTCGAATCCCACGACTGCCCATTCTTGACCTTGAACTGCGATGATTGTCGTCATGTCCTAGATCGTACACCTCGATAGGTCAGCGGCGCTTACGCGTTGTTATCGACATTCCGACGAGTAAAAACGTCACTAATGCCCAAGCTACGGTTCCGATCGTATTGTAAAACTCAATATGAAATTCCATTATATCCTTCCCGCTCAGCGGTCGCCGAGCTTATAGTGGTGGCTACGTGTGTGTCGAGCTTGCTTGCGCGCAAGGTTGATTGCACGCTTCTCACCAGGCATGTACCGTATCACGTTGTAGGCAACGAACCAAAATACGCCCATCAGCGCGGCAATCATTATATAAACTTCCGCTGGTGCGAAGACTGATTCATTTGGCATTCTTAGTACTCCCTGTTATTTGGTTACGAGACCATTTTACTTTCTTAAGTTTTGCCTTGGGCTTTTTCACCTTCACAGCAGGCTTCACCTTTGTCTTCACAACAACCTTCGTCTTGGTCGCTGTCACGCGCTCCATTGAGACTACCCGCACAACTTCGACTGGAACAGGTGTCTGTAGCTGAAGCGCTTGTGCCTGCACTGTTGAGATAGGTTTGAACGTCGTCTGCTCCTGTACAGATGCTGTCGCTGTAGCTGTTGCTATTGCTGCAGCCACCGTTGTAGTCGGTTCAGGCTCAGGTGCTATAGTTGTAGTGGAGGTTGTAGTTGAAGATGTTGTTGTGGTCGGCGCCACTGTTGTTGTGGTTGTGGTTGTTGTGGTGGACGTGGTAGTGGTTGTAGACGTAGTTGATGCTATAGGCACCGCTCCGATGTGTTGCAAAATGCTCTGACGCGCTTGCACAGCGTCAACGCCAGTTGCCCAAATCCATATCGTCACGTTCTTGGTTGCTGCATTCCATCCTGATCCCGCACCGATTCCGATTCCAGGATACGTGCATCGGCCAAGCCAATTCTGGTCCTCACCGATGAGTCGACCGATGAGCTGATGCGGAGTCGGCGGCGATGGTGCAACTATCTGCCACAGCGCGTCCATCGCATCAACTGAAACCTGATCCCCCGAGATCGAAAACGATGTCGGCTCCTGCGCATCAACCGCAACAGCTGGAGTTTCACACAGAACGTCTGCTGCAGCCGCCGGGGCCACGACATACATGCTCGCAATGAGCGCCACACTTGTTATGAATGCTGCTTTACTTTTCATTTGATTCCTTTGACTTGTCTGCTTCACGGTCGGCCTTCGGATCGCGGATCTCAAATTGGCCGCGCTTTATCTTGCGAAAGATGTCAGGGCGATCTTCAGTGATCTTTTTCGCCATCGAGTACGCGATGTCATTTTCTTGAATCAACGCCTGAAGTGTGATCTGTTTACCTACGTTACTCGCGGCCCACTTGACGACACTGTCAATCTTTTCCGCACGCGACAATCGCTTGTACGGCTTTGCCTCTGTGGGGCCATCCGTAAAGTACGACCACACACTTTCAGCGATTGCGTACTGCTTGAGTGTCTGCACTACAGGCACTCCTGGATTGGCATGAATGCTGTATGCCGCTCGAAGCTTTTCACCGGCGTGAAACTGCTCATCGTGCGGGACGTCTGACGGATTACCGTATTCGTCGATCAGTGTTGTGATCCGCGACTTGTATTCGTCTTCGTATGTCTTTATTTCAATTTGTGTTTCTGTTGTCATTTTCTCTCCGTGTGTATTGACTACTATATAGTCTCGTGTATCGCAATAACTCGTGGCTTTGCTCCACCGCGTCGCTTTTCTTCTGCCTGGCGCTTTGCGTGCATCAGAGCAAACTTGAGGACTTCCTCGATGTTGACGAAGTTGTCTCTGCTCTCGGTGCCACTACCCCATAGGCCTCGAATGTCCGCGTTCATTCTTTGCATCTTCACCGCGGAGTATGCTGTTTCGAGCACTTTTGGATCATCTTTAGTCATTTTGTGTTTGTTGTCTTTCTCCCCCGATGTTCGTGTTGGTTGAACACTCCCTACTATACTGTCTCAAGTTCGATAACATCAGCGAATTGCTTGCTGAAGTACTCGGTGAGTGGCTTGTCATTGCGGCGTGTTTCAGAGTGCGCGAATTGTGCACCTTCGTACGTCTTGAAGTACTCTGAGCCATCACAGAGAATAATGGATGGAACGCGCTTCGCAACAGTGTGGTCGATCACCATCAATACGTTTGAGTCATTATTCAACCGTACGTAGGCTTGTCCACCATTATAGTGCCAAAGGCGATTCTCATTAGCCGCGATGTCGATCATCTCGACTGCCTGCATAAATGTCATTTTGTTCATTTTGTCTTTTCTTTCGTGTGGTTGTTGGTAAGTACTATTATACGATCCTTAGATCGGGTTTCGGCGGCACCGGTTCAGAAGTTGTCGCTCATGAACTTTGGGTCGCCAAGCCAGAACGCGCCAGTGCCATTCGACTTGTCGAGCCATTCGTCGAGGAGCGCGTGATAATACTCGCGCTTCGCGTCAGAGACGGGACTTCCCGCGCCGGCGCAATCGTGACAGACGTCGCTGTGTACGCTCGTCCCGGTCGGCATATACTGGATCTCTCCGCAAAATTTCATTTTGTCTCCTGTCGTTCGTTCATTTACTACTATACAATCCTTAGTTTTCGGCGCCTCACTCGTCGCCGGGGTCCGGTTCACCATCCGGGTGTCCTTCCGGGATTTCACCGTACATCATTTCTTCGATTCGTTCGTCGTTTTTCGTCATGTAATCATTATACAGTCCCAGGTTACAGGACGTCGCCCTGGTCGATTCCCAGCACCTCGCACAGGTCCCAGATTTCTGTGGAATCAACGGAGATACGGTACACTGGCCAGCCACCGGAAACGTATTCTGTTTTCATGAACTTCGCGGACGGGACTTGTCGCTTGATCGACGCCAACGCGTCGTGAAGGCTTTCCATATCGTCCGAGCCACCGAACGCTATGGGTGTCGTTACATCAATCATTTTTTGCTCCTTGCCTGATAAGACCATTATACATTCCAGTGTTACGACCGGCGAGGGCCGAAGCCCAGGTTAGCGTTTTGCAACGCGAACCGTAAGGGATTGACGTTTTTTCGCTGGCTGAGCGGCGACGTACGCGTGGCAGGAGTTTTGCGAACCGCAGTGAACCATAATCGCGTAATGGTATGAGTTGTCAATAACCTCGTGCATTTTGAGTGACGGTTTGTGCGCCATGTTGTTTTGTCCCTTCGTCGTTGCGATAAGATTATTATACAATCTTGAGTTATCGCCCTCGCTTGATTTTGAGCAGGGCGCGAACCTGTCCCTGGGTCAGCGTCCCAAAGTATGAGTATTGTTTCCACATTTTTGCGCAGAACTTGTTGACCCGCGCGTAATCCCTCGCGAAGTCGAGCGCCTCGTCGATTTCAGTATACCTCATGTGGATTATTATACAATCCTCAGATCTCATCTCGAAGGTGCAGATACTCAACAAGCTCGTTCTTGAAAGCGTCAACCGCGCTCGCAAGGAACTCAGCCTCGTCGAAGTCGGAAGTCGTTTCCTTCGCGTCTTCAAGTTCAAATGCGACGTCAACCGTGCCATTCGCAAGGTGAATAACGTATTCCGCGAACTCTTTGCCTGCTAATTCTGATGGTGTCATTTTGTGTCCTTCGTCGTTGTTGGTACTATTTTACTTTCCTCGGCCGGTGTACCACGCCGCGAGGATTCCAGTGAATGCTGAGATGATAACTAGTACTAGTGCGCCTGTCATGATCTAACTATACAATCTCAAGTATCAGCGCTACGGTCAATCACCGCGACCTGCCCACAGTGGATTCCATCGCCTGTCGAGACGTCCGATCGCCCATGTGTCTGCTTGAACGCCGTGTAGGCGTGAACCAGCATCGCCTCACATTCATGGCAGTCCTCGTGCTCTGTCGCGAACTCAATGTTTTGGTAGTCGTATGTCATCATGATGTCATTTTACTTTCTTCGGTTTGGTCGTCCGCGCATGTACTGGCACAGTGCTATCCAGCACATCGAGAATCCCACGTACGCGATGAGTATGGTGAGTGTTGGTTCCATTTCTGGTTTCCTTTCGCCTCCGCCCGGCAAGTACCATTATACTTTCTTGAGTGCGCCGCGTCGGCCGGGGCCGCGAGCGCGTTAGCGCTTCGCGACGCGGACCACCAAGGTCTGGCGCTTTTTGGCTGGCTGAGCGAGCCAGTAGGCGTTGCAGGAGCTTTTTGACCCCGCGTGCACCATGAGTGGGAACGCGTACGAGTTATCGATGACCTCGTGCATTTTGGTTGATGGCTTTCCACCGAGCATTTTTTGTCCCTTCGTCGTTATCAGCAGTGGCTGATGAGATTATTATACAATCCTCAGTTAGTAGTCGTCCCGATCGGGAACGTACGGTTCCCACTGAAACTTTACGAGCGTCTCGCATTCCGGGCAGACCGCCTCAACTTCGTGCCCGCCTGATGTTGGGTCGACCGTGACGTCCGCCTCAGTCCATTCATTCCCGCAATCCTCATTATCGCATTGAAACTCAACGTCAGTTTCGATGTCGTTGTATCCCGGAATCATACTTTCCGTCACGCCATCTGGCATGTTCCATCCTGTGCCCATTAGTCTTCGTCTTCCTTATCTTCGCACTCGTCACAGAACACGGTGTCTGCGTCACGGCACTCTTCGCACTCGTTCATCGCCTTGTCGTATTCTTCTTGGTCTCTAAAGAAAAGTATTCCCACTATTTCGTTCCCTTCATCGTTACGTTGACTATTGTACAATCCTTAGATCGGGCGCACTCGACCTCGGCACGCCTTGCGATTCGCGATGCGCTTTTTGTTTGGGATTGTTTGTGCGCGCAAGCGGTTGCCATCCGCGAATCCCTGGCGCTCGTCAATCGACCAGCGGTTTACTTGTTTTTTGTATGTTGGTGCCTTTGCCATGTAATCATTATACAGTCCTAAGTTCTCTCGATTAGTAGTCAGCGTTTTGGGCATCTACAATCGCGGTGCGTACCCATTCCTCGATTAGGCGTGCAACTTCACCCGCAAACGCGCTGGTGTTTTCTGCGGTAAACTCAGCAACGTCGGCATCGTCAGCGATGTCTTCGGCAAGGTCTGTTACGTCTAAATACTTATCGATGATGTTTTCAGCGATGTCGCCCGCAAGTTTTTTTACTGTTTCAGTGTCCATGTTTCGTTTCCTTTTTACTGGCTGATGAGATTATTATACAGTCCTTAGTCCTCGTCGTCTTCGTCTACTGCGAACCACGCCATTACTGTGCGGAGCAAGTTGTCGTAGTCACCAGAAGTTGCTTCTGTATGGAACTCGTCCCACTGGTCATGAATCCCGTTACGCTTCATGACGCGCGAGACTCTTCCGAGTATGGAGAACGCGTTTCCGTCTTCTCCGACCAGTGGAATACTGATGTCTGGGTATTTTGTCGTTGTCATTTTTTGTCCTTGTTGTTGCGGTATGAGATCATTATACAATCCTTGGTTCTGTAACTTACCCATTCCACGGCGTGTCGAGCGCGGCGCGAACGTTTGGGTAGTCGACAAATGTTCCGGCAAGTTCCGCGGCGCGAACGATTTCAGAATCCTCGTTTGGATAGAAGACAGTAAACGTGTTGTCGTTGTTGTTACCGATCGTGAGGATGGCACCGTATTGAGTACGAAACGTGACGTAGGTGACAGGCGAGTCGGCGTCGATGTCGAGGATTGTTGCGGTTGGTACGTTGCTTGTTTCCATAAGATTATTATACTTTCCTGTGTTAGTCGCCGTAGTAGGCTCGTTCAAGACGTCGCTCGTACGAACTCATCATTTCGTCCAAGCAATCGTCGCAGACGTGGAACTCAGTTAGGTTTTTGCAATTTTCAGTTGCGCAGGTTTCGTCGCTGTTCATGTTACCCATTATACGATCCTCAGTTCTCTCCGCCGCAGTCACAGTCGCCGTATCGCTGGCCGCAGTCGTCGCAGCAAATGCAGTCGCGTACGTAGTCGTTACAGGTTGGGCAGGATACGTCGTTGGTCATGGAATCATTATACATTCCCTGGTCAGTGGCCCGGGCCGAAGCCCGGACCGCAGTCTCAGTTTTTGTTAGTAGAAGAAACTCATCTTCCTTACTTTTTTCAGAAGCTCAAGTTCGTCACTTGTTTCGTAGAACGAGCGAACAATTTCTTCAAACTCTTCAATAACTTCACCATACTTGGCTCGCGCACTTGCCACGAACTCTGCATCCGCATCTTCAACTTCGTCCGCGTTATTCTCGTTCGGGACCACGATTCCCAACTTTGAACAGGCACCTTCGACGGCCATCCATACCATGTACTCGCGACCTGCTTCTGATTCGAGAATCATCTCTTCAATCGACTCAAACATTTGACTCAAGTCGTATCCTACGTCCACCATCGTTTTCTCCTTTATCGTTGGTAAGTACATTATACAGTCTTAGGTTCTGGCCCTGGCCCATGCCACGTCATTAGATCTTGACCGCGCCTAGATCTTCGACTTCGATCGACATATAATCCGCAATTTTTTTGAGATCACTTTCGTCGCACGCGAACTCGTAAACCGGCCATCCCGCATTCGTCACTTCGAATCGTGACCACCGCAACGACGGGGCAATCGACTTCATTTCGCCCAGGACATCGTCCAACGTCTCATCATCTTTCGATCCGCCCCACGCTACCGCCTCAATAAACTTCATCATATTTTGCCCTTTCGTTATTAGCAATTATACAGTCTTAGGTTTTTCAGATCTTTGGCATGGCGGGCAGATAACTGGGTTGCCTCGTTTGTGTCCAAAGTAATGCTGGCATCGTTGGCAGATTCTGTTGACGTGGTTTTTTGCTGGCGCGATGTAACTCATGTAGTTATTATACTTTCCTAAGCCTCGATTACAGGCTGACCTTCATGGTCACCGGATCGCCTACCACGTTCAATCCTTCAATCAAGGTGCGGAACGCGTCAACTTCGCCGGGCACGGCTGGTACCTCAGCCACAATCTCGCACCTCGCGCCGCCAAGGTTCATTTCAACCTTCACCGTGTATACTCGTACTTCCATTTTGTTTCCCTTCGTCATGTTAGCCATTATACTTTCCTTAGTCGTCCTCGTCCTCGTCGTCCTCGTCAACTTCTTCTTCGCGCTCAACCACGTCGTCGTCCCACAAGTCGCGCGAACCGTATTCGCCCGCGTCGCCAAGCGCGATGTAGATTCCAGCCTTGTCGCCGTTATTCTCAAGCACAGTCGTGATTGCCCCGATTCCCGCGATCAGTGGGTAGTTCGGTTGAAACGCGCCGCGCACCGGGGTGTCCCCGCTTATTTCGTAATCGTCGCGAATGTCCGTGAGACGTTCGATGAGTTCATTCAGTGTCATTATTTGTCCTTTCGTTATTTACCATTATACAATCCTAGGTTTACTTCACCCACAGGTGTACTCGCATCGACGACTCGCCTTGCGCGTGAAATTCTCGACACTCGTCTAGTGTCCCTGTGAATAGACCCGCGCCATGTCTGTCGTACACTGAAAAGACGTCTGACGCCTCGAGCAGCGCTAGGCAGTGGGAACATTCCCCATTGCTGGAGCAATAGCATGTATCTGGCATTTCTGGTGTTTCGTAAGTGGTCATTCTGTCTTTCGTGTTCGTACGTATAAGTGTATTATACAATCCTTAGATCTGGTCTTCTGTTTCGTGTGACTTGCGCGCGCGGACGTCTGACCAAAGCAGAGCAACAACTACTGTTGCCGCGCCAATCGCGAACCACGCTGCCGCGTGTATGACCTGTGTTGGGATGGTGATTGTGATGTCTGCGAGCATTTGTCGCGTCCTTTCGTCGTTGTTGGTTTTATTATACTTTCCCAGGTTATCCGAGCAAGATGTACAGTTGGCTGATCTCGGCCGCGGTCAGTTCTTCTTCCCGAACCGCGATCGCGGCGAGCTCCTCTAGCACCTCGTACCTAACGTCCGCAGGGTAGTCTCGCGCCTCTTCTTTGATGTCTCGCGCAATCTTCTTGATGTCTTTCATCGTTGTCCTTTCGTCGATAATGTCATTATACTTTCCTAGGTTACAGAAGTGCTCCGGCTTGAGCTTTGTTTTCTTCGATTATCACCGCGACAATTTCCTCGAGCTTCTTGCGATCTGCCGGGTCTATCGCCTTCGCGGCGCCTTTTTCATCTGAAGTGCCGGCGAACACAACGGTTCCAACAATTGCCGTGGTTGGGCCGAACACCGCGTGCCAGACCGCGGTCGCTAAGTAATTGATTTCTGGTCCGCGAACCATGCAGTTTTCATTTACCCACATGGTCATCGATTCATTGATTTGGATTGCTTTGACGTTTCCGCCCAAGATACTTTGAAGAACATAGAGTTCCTGGCCTTCAATGAGCGCACCTTTGTACACATCGTTTGTCGTTGTGGATACTGCTACTGTTATCATTTCGTCTCTTCCGTCGTGGCTTGTAAGATTATTATACGATCCTAGGTTACCGGATCTCTACGATCTTGCCGGGATTGATCTGGCGCAGGACTTCCACCACATTGCCCGCGCCGTACGATTCCTCAAAGGGCGTAGGGAGGACCGTTGTCCCAAACAATTCGAGCGTGTGCGCGTCGTCCACGAAGTCCGCGTGCCACCAGCCGTCTTCCACAAATACTTGAATTTTCATTTTCTTTTCCTTCGTCACGTTAGTCATTATACAGTCCTTGGTATGTGTGGCTGGCGCACCCGATAATCACTGCGCTCGGGGCTTTTACTTCCCCTCGTTTCTAACCCCCTTCTGCTGGCGGGGTATCCACTAATACATTATACAGTCCTTAGTTGAGGACTGCCATTTCTTCTTCGCTCCAATGATCTTCACCTTCAATGAGGGAAAGGCTAGATCCTGAGTCCCACTTGACTGAGATAACCCGGTCGCCCCAAGGGTCAACCCTGCTGCTTTTGAGAGTTCCCTTGTCGCCGGGCTTTAGTTTTGTGTGTGGATCATTTGTGTGGATAAGTGTTATGCGTGTTGTGTTCATATGATCATTATACTTTCTTTAGTTTTCTCTTCGCTCGTAAGAATAGCAACCAGCAATAAAGTCAATTGGATCCTTGAAAAGGAATTCGCCTAAGGCGCCCTCGTCAGATACCGGGACTGTTATTTCGAGCACCCAGTCTGGGTCGCCGATCCATGGCTCGCTGATCGCAACTACTTGCGCGCTTGCGATGGCTTTTGGTACGCTTTCTATTGACGTGTAGTCTGCAGCGAGTGTGTGCGTAACTGTTTTCATTTTTTCCGTTTCGTCATTTGTCGATGTAGTCATTATATATTCCCTAGAACTGATCGTCGAGGTCCCGCGGATCCGATGGTTCGAACCAACGTGGGCCATTCGCTGGGCAAAGTTCGCCGAACTCGCCACCATCGTGGCCACCATCGCACACTGTGCAATACTTGATCAGCGCGTCTTGAGCGGCTTCGTCGTTTAGGACTTCCTCGCAAATGACGCAAAGGGCGTCCCAGCGCGCTTCCGGACCGCAAGTGCAACCTGGGTAACCGATGTGTTCTTCTGTTAGGGATGCTCGTTGTTCTGTCATTTTGTTTTCCTTCGTCGTACGTGTAATCATTATACAATCCTTAGATCGCCTTGGCGGCAAGGTCGTCGCGGAGCAGCCTAAGTGCTGCCTCGACTGCCATCTTGACCGCGACGTGGTCTTCGACATTCATGCCTTGGTCCCACGTTCCGCTGCGCGATTCCATGATGCGCATCGCGATCGCGAGTTTTTCGATTGCTGTTATTTCAGTGTAAATGTTCATTTGGCTTCCATTCGTCGTTACGTAAATTATTATACAATCCTTGGTTGGAGGATGGCTGGGCGCGCTAGCGCTTCGCCACCCTCACGTCGAGGTCCTGGCGCTTTTGCGCTGGTTGGGCGTCGTAGTATCCGAAGCAGGAGCTCTTCGATCCACAGTGCACAACCATCGTGTACCCGGCATACGAGGTATCCACAACCTCGTGCATTTTCAGTGAGGGCTTTTCTCTTGAGACCATCGTTTTGTCCTTTCGTCGCTGGCTTACGTAGACTATTATACAGTCTCGAGTTCATGCGGGCATTTTGTTTGAACCTTGAGGCAGGCTCGCCGGGCGCCCTCTCCCGACTATTTATTTATTGGGGAGCCTTCCCTCGTGGTCGGCCCGGTAAGATCATTATACAGTCCCGGGTTAGTACGTCGGGCAGTTACCTTGGTCGTCGTGCTTTTCCTCGGAATACCCGCATACTTCGCACTCGTCGAGATTCCCGAACTGCACCCATCTCTCCTGTGCATCTCGATTCCGCTGTGCGCGCTTTCCCAGCGAGTACGCGATGTACGTCGTGAACAATCCCATTTTGTGCCCGTCCTCTCTTTTCGGCGTGCCTTGTCGAGCCTATCTTACATTCCTGTGCCCGTCATGCCTGCGGGCGCTATGGCAGGCCAGGCCTGGTCGGAACGCTACATCCCAACCCCGGCGAAGCCTTCCTTGACCGCTCTGTCGTAGGCCTCGGCCACCAGCGCCAGCCGGGCCCAGTCTTCATCAGAGATACTCTGCGTGTCACCGTCCTCATCGGCGCCACCGGTAAACACTACCGTCCCGAAGATGGTATCGCTCGGGCCGTAGATGGCGTGCCAGACAGCCGTGGCACATTCATTCCACTCAGACCCGTTGAGCTTGCCTTCTTCGTTGACCCACATCGTTAGCGTGCCCGTCAAGTCAATCGCCTGGACGTACCCGCCGCATGCTGCTTGGAGCCTGGCCAGCATCTCGTTTTCATCTGGTTGGAATCCGACTGCGGTGAGCTCGCCGGTGGGTTGGAGAATTGCTATTGTTTTCATTTTGTCCTTTTTGTATCAGCTTGTAGAATCATTATACAGTCCCGAGCCTACACAGCTGCTTTTTCAGCAGCCGCGTTGATGCTCGGAATGATGCCTTCCGGGAAGAAGTGGTACGTCCCTTGAAGAAGATTCTTCGCGTAGACCGGGTACTTAGGTCGCTTTGAAGCGATTCCCGCAAAGACGTAGGAGTCATGCTTTGACATGAACACCGTACCAAGCGGCGCGTTCAATCCGTGGAACCCAAACTTGGTGAACCATGAGGCCTCTTTGGAACCAAGATTGATACCGTGTGGGCCCTCTTCCATGAGTGCCGCATTGAGTTTGAGTTCAAACCATGCTCCATACTTCCATTGCATTTGTGGAGCCGCGAGGCCGTGGCGCTCTACAACTTCCCTGATGATGGGCCCAAGCTCATCCATGATGGCCTGTGCTTTTACTTTTTCAACGTTTGCCATGTTGGCGTGTCCTTTCGTCGTTGTGAATACTATTATACAATCCCTAGTTTAGCTGCGGGCCCAGATTAGAGTCTGGACCACCGCAACTTCTGCGTCTGTCAATTCATGGTCTACGGCCGCGATCTCAATGAGGGCCTCGAGAACCTCTCCGCGATCTCCGCTCGGAAAGTCCATGACTGCCTCCGTGACCTCCTTGGCGATCTGGCGGAGGCGGGGCGATGATGTTGCTGTCTTCATGTTGTTCATTATACAGTCCTTAGTTAGTCGAACGGGCAGTGCCAGGGTCGCGACTCGAGTTCCATCTCCCACTTGGGATCGACCTCGTCCTCGTCCTCGTCCTCGTCCATCGCGTTTTCCCAAGCCGCCTCGGCTGCGCCTGCGGCGTGGTGACCCTGGAGGTCGTCACGGTGGTCGTAATCGTAATCTTCGTTTCTCATTTGTTTCCTTTCGTCGTTTACTATTATACAATCCCTAGTTCGCGACTCGCGAGACCAGGTCTTCCTCGAGGAGCGCGCGTGCTCCTTCGACTGCCATCTTGAGCTTGACAAACTCGGACACAGTCATCACGTCCCGATACTTTTGTTCATCGCTCAACTTATCGATGACTACCTCGGCTGCGACCAGTCTCTTGAGCACCAGCATTTCAGTGTACTTGTTCATTTTGTTTCCCTTCGTCATAGAATCATTATACAGTCCCGAGTCGCGGGATACCACACAATCGGGAGGGGCGACCTCCACCACTCTTCCCCGTCGGGAGCTGACGTTCGGGAGTGTAACAGAGGAGGACGGATACGTGAGAGGAGGACGGATTCTTTCGCCGCGGACGAACGAAGAGCCTTATCTTCCTGCAGAGCCTTATCGTGACAGTGACAGCGAACACCAACCAAGTGGCTGATTATGTGGTATCCAGCGAACCGGAACAGTATCATTATACAGTCCCAAGTTTGTTGGGTGCCCTGGAACTTTTACCCCGGGCCAGGGCCTTCCATAATCGGAAGGTTTTGGTCGTTCCAACCAGATCTTATAGGACCATTATACTTTCTCAAGTTCGTGGTCCCTGCCGGCGCAATTGCCGCGCTGGCTTGTAAGACCATTATACAGTCCCAAGTTGGGGGCTATGCCGCCCCGTACTCGTGACCGTACGTCTTCGCGTAGTAGTCGAGCATCCACTTGAGAGCGCCTGCCTTGGTCTTCTTAGGGCAGCCCCAGTTGAGCTCGCACGCCTTGAGAAGGCTGTAGCGCGCAGCTTTCATCCCGGTGTTGACCTCGAGTCTCAGCATCGAGATTGCAGACGCGACGCGCCAGTGCTCAATTCCTTCGGGTGTGTCAATCATTGTCATTGTGTTTCCTTTCGTCGTGGTAAGAACTATTATACAATCCCAGGTTATGCCTGGCTGAGTGCCAGCAGCGCGACACTGTACTGTAGGTCTGCCTGGTACTCTGTAATTTCTCCGGCGGCGAGCTTTTTCTCGACGTCCGCGAGGAACTCACAGGTCTTCACGATTATTTCTGCTTTTGTTGGTGTGTTTGTCGTTTCCATAAGAGCTATTATACAGTCCCAGGTTGGAGTAAGCGCGAGCGCTAGGGGACGAAAGGAGGCTGTACCCTAGCGCTCAAGCACTTACATCCTGGGTGGCGACGAAAGTCACCCAGGTCTTTTGTGGCCCGTCATTACGTGGAAGCCCACGTAGCAGGCCTACCCGTCTGAGATTATTTTACTATCTCGAGCCGGGCAAACTTTTACGCGCGATTAGTAGCACGCGTCGCCATGAGGCCCGTCGAGCATCATGTAATGGCGCGTGCCATCCTCAAGGTGCCCGTGCGCCTCAATCGAGTTATCGGCGAACCACATAATCTCTTCGACAGTGAACTTTATGAAGTACTGCTCGTTTTTCTTGCAGTAGCACTCACCGCCGTAGCCGCCGTGATGGAACGCCTTGAATTGGCACTCCCACGGAAGGTCAGGATTGTGGCGCCACTTTTCAAGAGTGATTACGTCACCAGCTTTTGGCATTTCTTTTGCGTTCATTGTTTTTCCTTCGTCGTTGAGGTTGATGTAGTTATTATACCGTCCCAGGTTAGCAACCTGAGCGGCCCGCCACATAGACGTAAATCATCTTCTTGTCAATGATGCGCTTCCCGTACTCCCGTGCGATTCTGGTAGCCGTTGCTTTGTTAGGCGCCATGAAGAACCGGCGGTCCCACAAGTCAACGCTTGGGTACGGTGCCTCTTCTGGAATGAACGTCGCCTCCCAAATCTTGCAGTGGCCCTGGCCGCTAAACGCGTCGATTAGTTCCTGATCGGTGATGGTTGTCTTAGTTGTCATTGTTGTCCCTTCGTTGAATACTATTATACAATCCTTAGATTAGCTCGAGGTCTGATGGCTTTACAAAGACGCCCATAGCCCCACCGAAGATCTTTACCACGGCTGTTTGGTGCTCTACCGGGACGCTCAAGTCAAAGCCTGGTCCCTTGAGTTCGGCTTTTGGAAGCTCAAAAATGATTCCTTCCTCGCCGAAGAAAGCACCCTCTTCACGGATGATTATTTTGTCTCCAATTTTCATTTCGTACCTTTCGTTGTTACGTAGATTATTATACAATCCTTAGATTAGTAGATGTGGAAGCCGCCGCAGTCGTCGAGGAAGTCCGCGAAGTTCTGCACATTCTCGACACTGAATGCGTACCAGGTGGCGACGTCATCGGCTTTGCCTTCGCCATTGCATGCGTTGCACCAGCCATGCGTGCGGCCCGTGATGACAGCAGCGTGTTCGTCGAGTTCTTTGGTTGGCATGCCCATGTCGATGCCTACCTGGTCTTCGCGAATGCCCGTGCCCTGGCAGTGCTTACAGTCGTGCCTTGGAAAGCTTGCGAGCATCTTATTGTAACTTCGCATGTATCGCGCAGTGCGACCCGACTCAATCTCGTTGCAGAGAACTGCGGAAAGCTGTGCCGCGCCGTCTTCATCGAGCCCGTCGCCATCGTTGGTGTGACCTTCCACGTCGCCACATAGTTCAGGTGCTACCTCAACACAGTAGTCCCATAGTGGTCTCCACCACCATACATTGTTTCTAAAGTATGCGTCCGGGTTGCTCCGGCCAACTACGTCCATTCCCATTTTGTTGTGTCCTTTCGTACTGGGTATACAGTCATTATACCTTCTCTAGTTTTCAGCTAACTCGCGGTATGACTCTTCAAGGCGTGCTTCGTTCTCCAACTCGGCAGCGAGTTCGTCCGCGTCTAGTTTCTCGAGCAGGAACTTCGCCTCGTTCACTGACTCATAGGTCTGCTCATGTACGCAGGCGACGTCTTCGGGTTCCCAGAAGGTCGCCGGGATTCGACGCCAAACAGTTCCAACGACTGTGTCATCGTCTTGCTCTTGAACTTCGAGAGCGAACATGTCGCCATCGGCAGTCCAAACTTGCGTGACGCCTTTGAACGTCTCGCGTTGCTTCCAGTCGAGTCGCCAGGTGTGTGGGTTCTTCATTGTGTGTCCTTTCGTGATTGACAAGTTCATTATAAGTTCCCCAGTCTCGCTACTTGCTCTCGACGAGAACGATTCGCTGACCTAGGCCAGTGCCGAGGCCAACACCGAAGAACTCGAAGTCGTCTTGGCACATGAAGCTCCAAGGCCCCATTACAGTCTTTCCATCGTACTCAGCATCGTCTCCGCAGATGTCGCACTTTGGGATCTCAATCATTTTCACTTCAGTCTTGCTCTTCATTTGGTGTCCTTTCGTCGTTGACAAGTTTATTATAACTTCTCTAGAAAGTCACGTGCTCGACATACGGGTCGGCGGAATGGTAGACCAGCTTGGAGTCTATTCCTTCGCAGAGTGCATTGAGCTTGTCAATGAAGTCTTCGAGCAGTACATCAGCTGCATCACCATCCTTGGCTTCGAATTGGTCAAAGGTCAGTACTATTGACGCGTTGTATTTTTGTGACATTGTGTGTCCTTTCGTATGGGTTCATTATACTTTCCTAGGCTACGTCGACTGCGCGCCTTCCACTATCGGCGCTTGCGCGCCAGCGCTATTCCGCAGACGTGATGCCCGTCAATAGGCTGCACAGCCTATGGCAGGCCTGAGCCCGTCAATAAATTATGCAGCCTATGGCAGGCCTGTTACGCAAGGTCGCCCATGAACACATGGCCTGGGCTATTACCTTCTGGATCTGATGATGGAATTAGTACCTGCCCGTCATCGAGAATGATGGCGAAGCCTATCGAGCCCCACCCGTCTTCCCAGCCCATGTCCTCGAGCTCTGCCTGGCGCAGTGGGCGGACGCCCATAATTGTGCGCCCGACAAGCGAGCCGTATTCTTTTTTGATGTATGTATCATTCGTCATAGTAGCCATTATACAGTCCTTAGCTCATTATCGTAATTCTGAGAAACATGTCGAATGGCATCGTCTGCTTGACAACGGTTGAGTCATCTGCGCTCACTACGTCGACGGTCCTGTCCGCCCATGTGATGAGAATGACGTCGTCATAGTCGGGCGTGCTGAATGAGTTGTGGCCGGCACTGATGCCGAACCCAAGTTCCTCGTGCCAGTAGTTCTCGACAATTTGTGAGATGCCGATGCGCGTTGCATACGCTGCGTCGTCCCATCGAGGACGTGCTGCCTCGATTGCTTTCATCGCGTCGCGATACCTATCGCTGCCGCCCCAGTGTGCGTATAAAAAGACTGGAATTGCTTCCTTGTCTGCCTTGAATCCGATTACTGCTCTGTCGCCCATGTTGTTATCCTTTCAATTGGGTATGAAGTCATTATAACTTCTCTAGTTTTAGTTTTCTTGGTTTGGGAAAGAGACGCTCGCGTTGGCGAACGCCTTCAGCACTTCGTGAATCTGTTCAGCGACAGACACACCTTCGTGCTCCTTCGGGTACATCGCAATTGAGTTGCGACCGAACGTAACTGTCACTGACATGTACGTGCCCCAGTCTTTTACCTCGACTGCAATCTTGTCGCCACGTTCGGCGTGAATGCTCATTGATGTTGACATTGTTGTGTGTCCTTTCGTATTGGGTATGAGTACATTATACAGTCCTTAGTTGTTGACCAAGGAGTAACTCTGCGCCTTGCGCAGAAGCTCGGCTGCACTGCTGATGTTGTATGTGTCAGCCGCGATGCTAATGCACACGTGCTGCACTTCCGCACAGAACGCGTTGAACTTGTTGTCGCTGAAGCGGCCTGTTGGCTCTGCGTGCACGAGGACATTTGGATCTGTGAAGATTGCAAACTGCTCGACTGAGAAGTTGCCGCGTGACGATGCTTTGCACCATGACACGTACGCCTCGTAGCGCTTCTTGTCTTTGTTGTGCGAGCACGTGACCTTGATGCGCTCATTCCAAACGTCATCGCCATCGTAGACGTCTTTCTCTTCGATGACTGGGCCATTGAATGCGTACGTCGTGCGACGGTCTCGCTCTGTGATTGTTGCGTGTTGAAACATTGTTATTGTCTTTCCGTAGGTTGTGATGTCATTATACAGTCCTTAGTTGACTGACCAGCCCGCAGGCTCGCAGCGGAACGTGACGTCGTCGACAGTTACCTCATCGCCGACTGACAGCGCGGTGTGCGTGCGGTCAGGCGAGAGCATTGGCTGGATTATGTCCCACAATGCACCTGAGTAGACGTTTGTTGCGCGGAACGCTGCATCGCAGAATGCGATCGGCGTGATGAAGAGTTCCGTGTCAAATTCGACCGAAGTCTCTGGCCGGCTGCCTCCATTGGAGAAGGCCTTCCAAGTAATCTTTATCTTGTTCATAATACTATTATACAGTCCCGAGTTAGTCGATCAGTACGTCGCCGACTCGCTCTGCAATCTCAACTACTTCTTGGTCGAGCCCTTCTTCGAGTGCTGACCAAAGAGCTGCGTTGTCTTCAGCGTTGAGCTTTTCGGGGTCGACGATTACACACTCGTCTGCACGAATGATTGTGCCTGTGCCAGGGTGAACGATAATCTTCATTGTTTGTCCTTTTCGGTAGGTATGAGACTATTATACAGTCCCATGTTGACTTGGTGCGAGTGCCGGAGTGAACCGGGGGGACCATCTCCGGCGCCCGCGAAAGTGGCTACTTGGCTTGGAGAACCGTGTAGCTCGACTGGATGAGTGTTGCCTCGTGTGCTTCAGGGAACGCTGTCTTGAGAAGCTCGCGGTCGACCTTGCTCATGTTGCGATGCTGAACGCGGATGCGCTCGACTCCATTGATGCGGCCCACGTCGTTGCCTGCGAGCGCGTCACGAATAGCGGCCTCAGCCTCAGACTTCTTGGCCTCGAGTGCTTTGATGGCAGCCTTGGCTTCGTTGAACTGAACGATGAGTGCCTCGACTGATGGGTCGAGATCGGCGACGCCCTCTGTGCGAGTGGTCGTTGTTGTGGTCGTTACGGTGGTCATTGTGTTGTGTCCTTTCGGTAGGTGTGGAATCATTTTACATTCCTCAGTTCGCTGAGAATAACACAGCCAGTGGAGCTACCACCACCACCCATTGTCCGTCGACGTGTTTTCGACGCAGGCGAGGGCGGATCGTGAGCAGAGGACGGATCATGCTGGAGGGAACGTACGACGAACTAGTTACGTCGAAGAGGATGTCGCAGCAGAGAGCCTTATCTTCTTGAGAGCCTTATCTTTGCGTGCGCAACTGGGTAGTTGCTATGTTATTCTCAGCGGACTGAGAAGCGATGATGTCATTATAACTTCCAGAGTTTTTCAACTCATTCGGTAAATGACGTCACGCCACCATTATACTTTCCTTAGTCGAGGTGCCGGGGCTCCCGGTGCTTGACTTGGATTGTGATGATGACGTCACTATACTTTCCTGAGTTGAAGTCTACCTCGACTTCAGACCCCGGGAAGAATTCCTTGAGGTCATCAATGATGATGCTGAGTTCTTTCATTCTTGCCATGGCGCCAATATACTTTCCTTAGTACGGCTCGCCGCCGCAATGCGGACAGTCTACCTCTGGGTCATCTGATTCTTCGAACAGCTGCTCGCATTCCTGACAGCGTAGACATCCGCAGTACGAGACTTTCTCGCTGCAGAGCACACACGTCTCATCTTCAATTGTTTGATATTCGCTCATGCCCGTCATTATATTTTCCCAGGTTACGCAGGCCTGCCCGTCAATAGTTTTTTGACGTTATCGCAGGCCTGCAAAAATGGAAGTGTCCGGGGCGCGGAAAGGACAAGAATACGCTAACCCCGGACACCTCGATTGGTTGCTTTAGGCGGACGCACCCGTCAAGGCGCGTGCCGCTGTCAAGCCGATCTCTGACGCGACGGTCACAGGGTTCACCATGTTCACGAGCAACTTCGCGCCCGTGCCATCAGTGATTCGCCTTGCCTCTCGCCCGTCATCGTTCGCGAGCCACAGCACGCCTGTGCCTGACTGCTTGCAACGTTCGAGCCACGTCCTGGCTGCTTGCTTCTCTTGCATAGTGTAGCACCCGTCACTGACCACAACAAGCAGCCGCGCTCCGGAGCCATTGAGCAAGTTGAGCGAACCGTTGACCGCCTTGAATGCTGTGTTGAACTTTTCCGTTCCGTCTGGCGCGCTGTAGACATTCACCTTGTCGAGGTGTTGTCCGGGCTTTAGCGTAGGGAATACGCTTTCCCCGTAGTACACCATCGCCGCACGTCCTTGAACGCGTCTCACCGCTTCTGAGAGCACCCACGCGGTAACCGCCATCGGCACCATCGCGTCGCTCATTGAGCCGCTGATGTCTACAAGGACACCGACGTTCAAAGTTGGGTCGTCCGTGTGCTTGCGCACTGTGCGGCGCCACGGCTCTGTCTGAGTCATGATGCCTTTCGACTTGAGCGCTGCACCTTGAACCATTGCGCGAGTGCGCAAGCGACCGGGAGGAACGATCGAGTGGACGTCCACCTCGTCACGTTCGCGATACTTCGCCTTCTCAAGCATGGCTGCCACCTTGACCGCCGCTGCACGCTCAGGTCCTGTGGGCTGGCGCTCTTCGACTAAGCGTGAACGCGTTGGGCTGCCAGGCATTGGGCCTGTGCCTTTGCCAAAGACTTCGTCTGCTGTGGCCTTGTGTTCCTTTTCTTCTTGGCTTGCTTTGCCACGTTCGGTAACTTCGTTCTTCCAGTCTTCCATTGTCTGTTGGTCACCGAGTTGCTCGTGCGAACCAATGGTTGCACTGTCAGCTCCGCTCTCAATCGCTTCAGTAAGCTCGCCAAGAAACTCGCCGAGTTCATCGGCAGTCATCATTCCGCCTGAGCCTTGTGGCTCGCCCTTTGAAGGTTGGTCACCATTCTCTTCGGCTTGCTCATCAACGAGGCGCACCCACTCACGAGCGAGGTCATACATGCCTCGTGCATCGTAATGGTTTGCATACTCTTGTGCTTGTAGCCAAATTGAGCGAAGCGCGTCGAGCTTGTCTTTGCTAATCTTGCCGAGCACTGCACGTTCAATTGCTTCGACGTCTTCGAACTCAAGTGAGCCAGCGTCTACACGAGCAAGCGAAAGCGCTGCAAGTGTGGCTGCCGCGACAGTGTCAGACTCGCCAGCGACGTCCTCAGCGAAGTCAGCGAGCACGATGCGTAGAGCACACGCACGGAGGAACCCTGCATTCTCAGGTGCGATTGTCACGCCATTAGATTCGATGCGTCCTTCCTCGAGAAGAATAAGCGCGCGAAACTCAGCAGGTGAAAGCTCCTTGTATGCAGCTTCCATGTCCCAACGGGAGTACTTCGCGTGAAGTGCTTCATGGAAGATTGCTCCTGTTGCAACTGGCCATTCGAATTGGTTTGAACGTTCGCGCAAGTCGCCAATGTCAGCGGGCGTCACACCCTTGCCAAAGGCTATGTCAACATTGACTTCGACTTCCGCAGTTGCTGGGGTGAACGATGCAGGTGCACCGCCTTGGCCGGCACCTGGTCCTACGTACGCGATGACATCACTGCGTCCTGAGAACACGTTGGTCAGCTGACCAATTTGTGCTCCAACGCTGAGCCATTCAGAGGGCGTGACCTCGGCTCGGGTTTGTCGGGTTGGATTGAAATGTCCCATAGTGTTTGTCCTTTCGTATGGGGTATGAAGTTATTATACGTTCCCAAGTTTATCGCCTGGGCTCGTCGTAGGTTTGTGGAGTGTACTGTACATTCCCAAGTAAGAGTCGAAGGCCCGGGCCAACCTACAGGCCCGGACCTTCAGAACATTAGATTTTCGCTGGTCGGCATTCCTCGCCAAACACGCGGGTGAAGACGTCGGCAACGATTGGTCGGTCGAGCTCAGGCGCGGCAGCCAGGAGATTCGCGATCGCAAACTTGGTGCCAAAGGTCTTTGCCAGATCGCGGAAGGCTAAGAGTTCGCGCATCTGTGGTGCCCATGATACTTCGTTTGATTGCTGCTTCTTGCTCAGGTTTTGAGCGGCAGTCACAATCGGAGTTGGTGCACCGAGCTTGCGCGCAAGTGACCAATCAGTAGTCATCTCTGCCTGCACAGTGAAGCGCGAAAGAAGTGCTTCGGATAGTCGCACGCCAGGCGCATTAGGGTTTGTCGCCGCGACGACGTAGAAGCCGTCCTTGGCCTTGACAGTCCCGCGCTCGGGGTTGGCTGTGACTGTGTACTCACGTCGACCATCCATCAAACCGTAGATGATTGAGAGAACCTTAGGGTCAATCAAACCAACTTCGTCAATTAGAAGCACGCCGCCAGATTCGGCTGCCTTGAGCAGTGGGCCGTCTTCCCAAACGAAGCCGCCGCTTGGCGTCTGAACGTATCCACCAACAAGGTCGGAAACTTCAGTGTCACCTGAACCGAGGACAGTGTAAACACCGCCAGGCTGATCGTTGAATGCCGCTTCGACGAGTGCAGTCTTGCCGCACCCGGGTGCGCCGTAAAGAAGCACATAGCCGCTCATGTCACGAGCAGCGCGCAGAACCATGACGTCATCATGGTCGCCCCACTTGCGTGAGTAATAGTCTTCGCCATTAGGGCGTGCGAACTTGGACTCGCCAACGAGTGCGTCTGCTTCCACGATTGCTGCTTTCTTCTTTGCGGCCGTAGATGTTCCACGAGTGGAGATACGGCCTGAGTCCGGAGTCATTGCAGACAATGTAGTCAGCGCGTTCGGGTCGAATGCCTGTGCGGCAACGTATGAAACGGCTGTTGAGAGTCCCGGCGCCATCTTGTCAATGGTCGCTGAAGATGTGTAAATAGTCATTGTGTAGGTGTCTTTCTTGGTAGGTTATGTGTACTACTATACATTCCTTAGAATGCAGGTGAAGGTTCGGGTACGACGATGAATTCCTTCGGGAAGCCCATCTTCTTGCGGACTTTCCAAACGCGACCGAGCACCTTGTATGGTGTCTTGGCCATGCGCGAGTCTTCAAGGTCTTCAGCTGTCACTTCGACAGTGATGACTTGGTTGCGAACCTTCCAGCCATTATCACTGAGTGAGACGAGGTACGTAGCGATGAAGTCAGTGACACTGCTAACAGCTTGCGCGCTTGCAATCCCTGGATCGGCTGTTTTGAGTGCAGCGTAGCGATGTGCTGATTGCGCGTGGCGCCAGGTCTTGCGTGGCGTGAGAGCTGTGAGACGTCGACGATAGACAGCGAGGTTTGCATCTCGATGTGCTGACGACACGCCTTCAGGCATAATCAGAACTTGAGTAGTTGATGGGCCCTTTTCGAGCTCCAAATACATCGCGTATCCGACGCATGTGGATGTGGGTGTTGGGTTGGTTGTCATTGTGTCCTTTTCGGTAGGTTGTTAGAAACTATACATTCCCTAGTTTGTGCTAGAGCACGAGGCTTGCGATAACTATGATTGGTATCGCGATACCTTTGATCATCATTGGTATGAAGAAGTGCCAGGTTTTCATTTGGCTTGTGTCCTTTTTTATTGATTGGTACTCAGCCATTATATCTTCCCAAGAAACATCCTGGGAACGTCGTTTAGTTTGTGATGTCATTCTACCATCCTGTGTCGTCGTCCATGTCAAAAAGTCCGTCATCGTCGTCATCAGAGATGATTTCGATTCGGACTCCGAATTCATTTGGAAAGAGCATGGGTGTCGCGCAATCAATGCAGATCGCCCATGAGCTTTCATCGCCAGCGCGAACCACCGCACACGAAACGAATTCATCTCCAAGTGGTCCGAGCATCATGCCACAATGTTGGCATTCAGTCCCGTCGATCACAAAGTCGTAGATATCGCTGTGCGCGGCAATGATCGCGTCTTCGACGTCTTCAATAACGAACAGATCGAGGTTAACCATAAGAACATGGTATCACTCGACTGCCCGTCATTGAAATTCGCGGCTATCGCGAGCCTGATTTAGTTCAGTGCTTTTCGAATAGTCGCAAGTTGTGATTCGAGCTCTGCAACACGTTGCAGCAGCGCGAGTTCGTTTGACATGCTTTCGATGCGAGTCATCAGTCCAGTGACGTCTGCTCGAGCAGCACTGAGCTTTTTGGTCTGTGTCTTTTTCTTTAGCTTCTTGCGGTCAACTGACTTGGCCACCATCGGCTTTGTGCGGTACGGTACCTTACCGGCCGGAGCCCAGAAGTAAATGGATGTTAAGTGCACGCCGCGTCGGTCAGAAGTTCTGATCTCACGTTCGTCTACTGTTTCAGGACGTGAAGAAACTAATTTCTCTTCGGCCATGAAGTTCAGCAGTTGCAAGACGTACGAGCGGTCACGGATGATTCCGCGTTGCGCGAGAAGTGCTTGGACCTCGGCTGAGACGAGTGGCTGATCGCTACTCGAAACGATCTCGAGGATCATGTTTCGAGTCTTGACTCCGCGCGCTCGTCGAGGGTCCGTTGCTGGAACTCTATATATTGTCATTATGTCTCCTTTGTAGGATGTGTGTGGTTATAACTGTATCTTCCCGAGTTATGAACTCGGAAGACCTCGTCTGTCAATCCAGCCGCCGTTGCCGTCACCGACATACGTACTGCCGCTAACGTCAGATTTCCAGGCGAACTCGCAGCACGATCCGCCGTTGCGAGCTTCGAACTCCGAGTTTGTCATTGAGTGATGCCCGTCATGCTTCTTGAATATTCCGGAAAGAACTCGAGCGACCGCCAGCGCGCAATCGTGGCATAGAACTACGTTCGACAGATCTCCGTTGATGTTGTCTGTAAATCCACCATAGTGACCGGTTAGATCTAGGCAAAAGCCATTGTCAGCCGGTATGTACTTTCCAGACGGGATGGTTATCTCTTCCCACCATGAGTCGAGAGGGAAGTCTTCATTCGTAGCGCCGAGAGCATGCGCGTGCACAGCTGTGTCACCTTCGCAATTATGACAGCTTACGATGACGTAGCCAAGCTTGCGCTCTTCTGCGGATGACAGTTTCATTGGAGTCAATATAACTTCCCGAGTTACGGGCTCGTTTGCGTTTGCCATCGCAGATGGCAAATTTATCGCTAACTTCCTGTGAATCGACACCTCGAAGGTAAAAAATATTTTTTAATATTTTTCTGACATTTTGGCCTGCAAGGTTCTGGCACCGGTTTTCTTCCTTTAATTTTCGGTGGAAGAAGCCGCATCCAGCTGAAAAAGCCCTGTTTCTCGGCCTAAACGCCCTAAACTGGGTGAATTTGGCACTCCAGAGGCATCTTCGCCGACGAGTCCAATCAGTCTCTGCCATCGAGAGAAGACGCTCTGCATCTCGGGATCGAAGACGTCTCTTGGGATCTGCCGAAGTGAGAACACAGTCGACAGTGCCTGATGAACAATTTTAACCTCAGCATGGGCTTTTCCGGGGCGAATATTACGCAACTTGATCGTTTTTGGGCCCGTCAGGATATTTTTGGCTCCTTTAGCAGGCCTGGCTTTAAAGTCAGGACGATAGAAACAAACCACATCCCACTTCCCACGAACACGCTGGAAGACACCCGTTTTATCTTTTGACCCTTTTGGCAGGCCTGAATCGATTTGAGCTTCGATCGCCATGAAGATCTTCTCTGATTTCCAGTGCGAGACGTCCGTTACGATGCCAACGTGCGGCATTGCAAAGCCCGTTAGGGTTGGAAAGTTATAAAAGGCAATATCGCCAGGCCGGGGAACATTTTTCACCCGTTTTGAGTAGACAGCCTCGGCCAGCGCGTTCGGAGTATAGACGCAGGCCGGGATGGAAATTC